TACCTAAATCAATTGTATTCATACTATTATCTTGTTTTTTACTACTTCTTGCCATAAATCATTTCCCTCCTCTTATATATCTAAAAAACATAGTAGCACAGTCAAGTGCTACTATTAAATTCTTATAGTCCAATGTTACCTAGAATATCATCTACACTCTTCATTTTATTCTGTGATTGTTGTTCCTGAGGAATACTAGGTTGCGGTTGTTGCGGTTGTTGCGGTTGTTGGTTCTGTTGTGGTGCTTGTTGTTGAGTTTGTGTTGGTTGTGACTGTTGTTGTTGCGTATTGAATGGTACTTGTGAGTCGTCTACGCTATTTAAATCTACACCATACCATGGATTACTTTGTTCTGGTTGTGATTGTTGTTGAGCTAAATTATTCCAATCAACATTACCTTGTTGAGTAGGTTGAGACTGTTGAACAGGCTGTTGTTGTTCTACAGGTTGACCTTGAGTTGGAGCTCCTAAGTTTGAAGGCATTTGATTATCAATTTGTTGTTGGGAAGGTGCTTGTCCTCCAGATTGACCTTGGCTTGGAGCTGTATTACCATCATCTTCAAAATCAAAGTTCTTGATTGATTTATCTGTACCATTAATACTATTGATTACAAAGTTTACAAAACCTGGTGAACTTTCTTCTGTTGGTTCAGCCATTTTTTGAATATCACTTGTTAAGTTTTCCCATCCTTGTGGTAATTGACCTAAATCTTGACGTTGGTAAACTTCTGCTTTATAACTTGTATCTGTTCCTTGACCTGTACGATATAATTTAACTGCAAAGGCATGGTTCTCTGAAATGAAGTTTAAGTTAGAATCTTGTGTCGGCATTAAGTTTTCATCTTGTAACTTAACTGATAAGTCGTCAAATAATGTTTTTGTTAATTCCATAGGTGCTACAAGAACGTTACCCATAGGATCTACTTGATATTGGAATTGACCTTGATTAGATACTAATGGGATTACGTTTACTAAATAACGTTGTGCAGGGTTTGTATTGTAATCATTAATCTTAACATTATTATTCTTCCAGTTAGAGATAAATGAATCTAATACTGATTCTCCTATAGTGAATGGTAATGTGAATGGTGAGCTTGTAGCTGTTCCATCACCTTTAACATAGTTTAAGAAAATACTACGGAATTTACTAAAGAATTGAAGACCTTCTGTATCTTCTTGTGTTTTAACTCCTGGTAATACTCGTACAATAATCTCAGGGTTTTGTTTATTTAAACGAATTGTTTTATTCTTTGGTTGGTATCTCTCTTGTTGGTTATTGTTAAAATTGCTCTCTGTACTTTGTTGTTCTTGTGATAAAAAATTACTAAATGAATTCATCATATTTATTCCTCTCCTAATTAATATTGTAGTGGACTTGTAATACCACCATTTTTATTTGTTTTTCTTTGTTCAGCACCTAAGTGTGTTAGAGCATTTACCCTTTGCTCGAAAGCTTTGACTATATAATTTAATTGTTTAGTCTTATAAGACCAATCCTCTACAATGTTTAATTGATTCTGATAGTTTTGATTAACAAACACGTCAGCCTCAATCATATCTTTTGTAGGTTTTTCACCTTTTTGTTTATAGGCTTGTCTAACTGTTAAGTTTAACTGACTACCTATAGTTTCTAACTTTCTTTGCTCTGCTTCATAGTATCGTCTTACAATTTCTAACAATGAAGCCCAGTAAGCATACTTACCTGATTGTTTCATAAATTCTTCGTTGATGTTATTTTCATCAATCATTAATTCATCATTAATGTTAAGATTTTCTCTATTACCATTCTTATCAATAATTGTAAAAGTATCAAAATCTAAACTATCAACATAAATTTCCATCAAACTCCTCCTTTCAAGTTACCTATCTATTATAACATCTGTTTCCATTCTTGTCAAGCTCGATATTTCATACACATAAAGAAACATATCATAATTAAGATTAGGTTAACTGCTTCTGTTATTATAACATGTATATAAGCATGTGTCAATAATAAATTAAGTATTAAAAACAGTATAGCCATTCCTAAGATAAAATATAATAAAGGACTTGTACCTACTGCTGTTTTTCTTACTACAAATCTAATAATCTGATCTATATATGCTAAAATAATTGTTAATGTTGCTATAGACTGTAAGATGTGTAGTGGGATACCAAGTGTAAAATAAACCATTAAATTTATTACAATATATAATATTGTGTATAATATTCCTATTGCTTGATATCTTAACATATTCTTCCAAGCTAACATAACTAAAGCTAAAAACATATTACAACCTACTACAATAATGTTTACAATATCTGATCCTGTAACAACTAAAGTGTAGAAACTAAAGGAAACTGTAGTTAATACCAGTTCCCAAAAGAATTGTGATACTCCTTCTACATCCTTATCTATATACATAGCTCTCAGCCCAGGAAGGTATCCTACAATGTATAGTATACCAGATAAAAAGAATAATATCCATGCTAGTGCTTCTATGTTCATTGTTCTACTTCTCCTTGGAATATTGTATTTACTTCCTCAATATTACCCTCATCATCCATAGATATAGAGTAAATTTGTGTTTTTGTTTTAAGTAGTTTATCTAAGGTATCTTGTAAGGTTTCAAATCTTATATACCCATCATCATTACCCATCAATTTCATTCCTAATCCTCTTTGGTATTGATGTTTAAACGAGCTTCTTCTATAACCTGATTCAGGTTCTTCATGGTATCTAATATCTGTGTCATATAAAATAAAGTCCTTAGACATTTCATAACCACAAATTGTTTGTATAGCATTTAATACATAGTCTGAACTATGATTTTCTTCTTTTAACGTTTCAATAGTATTATATATAATATTAGACATGTCATACATACCTAACACTTGACCACTTTCAATTAATGTTCCTGGTGATAATTCTGCATTAAACACTCTAACATCAGAGTTAATAATAGCTTCACTATCCTTAGCTACTATCATTCTAGCTATATCTTTATTACCTAGAGTTGTTTTATCGTTAATTTTTTTATTTTTTGATGGTGTATATGTTTCTATATCTGCACCTTCAATAATGTCATTCACTTTCAAACAAAAATCTTTAGCACCTTGAGTAGTTAAAGCTCCTCCATTGTATGCTAACCTATATTTTGTGTAATCCATTTATCTTTTCTCCTTTCCTTTTTTTATCCTAATAATATTAATAAACTAGCTAAAATGAAAACACCTACCATACAAATAGTTGAGCTCAATAAAAATGTATTACTTAAGTTTTCATCACCTTGTATAAATAGTTTGTTAGATAAAACACTAGATACTATTTGAAGTATAAACAATAAAGCTATAAATATAGATACAATAATATTACCCATTATCTATCCTCCTTTTTATTTACAATTGATAAAAGAATAATACTAACACTAGCTAAAAATGCTAGGACAATCAAACCTGGTAGGTTTAGTACTGTAGATAAGAATAATGATAAAGCACTTACTACATATACTAATCCACATAATATAATTGTAAGTAATACAATCGTTATTATTTTAATAAACCAGTTATTATTTAAAAATACATTAGCTAAGTAATTCATTTATAGTCCGTTGTTAAAAACTTATAAAACTCTATAAATTTTATTCCTTGTTCATTGTATCCCTGTTTGAGTATTTCACTATAAATAGCTACTTCTGATTACTCTACTAAGGTTTGTTTGATACTCCAAAGGCTTTAATTCCCATACAACGAATGGTACATATATTTAGTATCTTGTTAATGATAATCTAAATATTGTCTATTTTTCATCATACCACTTACATTCAAATCTTCAATTACAATTCTTCTAAGCTTGGTTTTCACTGTAGAAGATGTAATTTAAAGTAAGTGATTTTTATGAATATTTATTTTTTTAGGTACTAAAATACAAATAAATTTATAAATTTTTATAGATTATTACTGTCTGTTAAGAACCTCTTGACTAATTTCATATTCTCTTTCAATATCTTCTTCGGATTTCCCTCTTAAGTACTCTTCTACTTCATTATCATCGTTTAATAAAAAATCTAAAATTCCTATTATAAAAACTCCTCAAACTCATAATCTAAAGCATGTAAAATAGTGTACATAATCAAATGCTCTTGGTCTAAACTAATTGTTTCAGTATTTAAACTATTATCTAAAATTTCAACATAATAATCCTCTACAAAGTCTAGCGTAACCCTATGTCCTTCTGAGTCCTGAACAATATAATACCCTTGACTTCCATCTACTTCTAATCCTTCATTTTCTAATACATTAATAATGTGATTTTGTTTTTCTATAATCATATAAATCTCTCCTTTAATTTTATAAATTAATTATATCATGACTCAAAAATAATGTCAATCATTATTTTGAATTATTTTCCACTTTCTTCTGAAAATCTGCTTAGTTCTTCAATTTTTGTTCTCACTTTATATAATTCAAATATTCCGATTGTTAATTTTTCTTTGTTTTCTTTAGACAAAAAAATATTTTTCTAATAAATCAATCATATTATCTCCTCCTTTATTTCTAATACAAGTATATAATAAAAGGAAACCTAAGTCAATAGGTTTCCTATATTTTTTTAAATTTCTTGATATAAATGTTTCTGTTCTTCTACTTGCTTAATTGCTTCTTTATATTGTTCTTCATTAATCTTCTTAGACTCAAAGTAATCATTAAGTCTATTTTTGATCAGGTTATAATTAATATACCCTTTATAAGAGTTAAAATCTTTTACTTCTTCCTCATCATAGTCTACTGCTTCGTTATAAGTAAAACCTATCTCTGCATCAGCTACAATAGGGTACTGAATTAATTCACCATTATATTCTATTTTCAAGAAATCAAAGGGTAAGTTCTCCATAATAACTTTAACAACTTTAGTTATCGTTTCAACTTCTTCAGGATGACAATCTAGAACAATACTATCATGCACTGTAGCTACTAACTTACTTCTCATATTTCTTGTTTGAATAAAATCATCAATATAAGTTAATGCCATATTTGTAAAAAATCCTGCTAAACCTTGTATTTTAGCATTAAATGATTGTCTTAAAGCTTCATTTTTTTTCTTTTTATCCATACTCTGAGCATCTGCTAAGAACCGTTGATGTCCATGTAAACTTTCAACATAACCATGTTCTTGTACAAATTCTTGGGTTGATTCTATTGCATCTTTAATAGAAGGTTTATTATTAAAGTATTTAGTAAATAACTCATCAGCTTCTTCAACTGTCATATTATTTTTAGAACTAAATGAGTGAGGTGTTTCCGATTATACCCTGTGTTTCCACATATTTTAAAGGGTCTAGACTATATCTTCAATAACATCGTTACTTATTATTGCTAGGCTATTCCATGTAGGTATGAGCTACATGTACTCTACTCAGTTATATTGCGATAAGTCCTCTCGACATAAAGCTCACCTTTCGATAGTCGTTTGATAAAATAATTTAAGTGTTTAAGTGTATTCAAATCTTTCTCTTTTTTCTATCTTGAATATAATTCCATAACATTCTTCACCAGTTTCCATTTTTCTAAAATTAGTATCTGATGTAGGTATATTTAATCTCTTTAATAGGTGGGTCTTTACTCTATCACAATCAATCTCAACACCATTTCTATAAGCAACATAATGTGGTGTATATAATTTAGCTGGTTGTTCTACAGGCTCATATCTATACTCTTGTAATACCTTAAACGTCCAATTCTTGTGGTGTTTTCTGTCTCCTCTAAGAACTGCGGAAATATGACTCTGGATTAAGTTATGCTCCTTAGCAAATTTAGACTGATTAAAGAATATATACTCTTTACCGTTAGGGTCTATTCCTAGTATTTTCTTACTTCTAGAAGGTATAAATCCTAAATTCTCTTTTCTAGTAGCCCATTTACATTTCTCTAAACTATATACTTTGTTACCTATCTCTTTGATATCTTTATCTAGTACTAACTCACCATTTTTATATCTATCTAAGTCCCAACCGTCAATTAGCTCTATATCCTTAAGGAAATCATCAAAATTATGCCATCTTTCATCTACTGTTATTCCTAGTAGCCCATAATATTTATATTCTTTACATTTAGGATTATAGCACCTATCTATCATATGAGACCATACATGAGATAAGTTAGAATATATCTTATTGTGATTGTTTCTTTCTCCTACTTTAAATTCTATTTTAAATCATCCTTAACTATTAAATTACACTTAAATTATTCTACACAGGATTAGCATTTTAAAGCCTTCCCTGTTAGCATAACTTCTAACTATCATTTCCTATAGTTCCTTATCGTAAGTTATACACCCTATACTCTATAGGTTTACCTAGTTTTACTACGGCTGTTTTACCTACCGTATAATAGCCCAAATGAAATTTTCTTGGCACCTTGCCTTTCTTCTTGTGTTATCTCACTCTCAGGCTTATTATACATCATAGAAGCTGTATTTGTGTGTAAATCACCATTATCTAAGAATATCTCTAACATTTCTCTATCTTGTGTAACTAATCCTGTTACTCTAAGCTCTATAGCTGAATAGTCAAATTGTACAATTAATCCATCTTCATACCTTGATACAAAAGATGTTTTTATAGGGTTCCAATAATCAAACTTAGAAACATTACTCGTATGTGCAGGTATATTTTGCATATTCATCGTGTACAACATAGTTTGATGTGTTGTATTTATTACCGTTTAAGTAATAACTATATATCTCTATATAGAATAGACTATATCATATATCATCTATTGACAATATCTTTGCTTTCGTGGGTGTGTATTGATTGTATTATCTCAACACCTAGTCGTTGAACCTTCACCATACTTTTATATACTTTCAGGTGCTTGGATGCGGATTCTCTCTATTCTTAACCTTTTTACTATATCAAATACGTTACTATTTGCCCTTATATGTGTTTCCACTATAAGTTAGTAGTTAAGACTTAACGAGTTTTTCCCCGCAATTAACAAAGTTTTACAACCCCAATATGCTTTTAGGGTTACTACTACTCAATCTACCTGTACTTGTACCAACAATACCATAACCACCATGTATATTATGTGTTATAGGATTTATAATCGTTGGTAATTTTTTAGTAAAACTATTTCTCTTAGTTTGTAGACTTGCATAATACTGTAATAATTCAACAAACTCTTTTGTATCTTCATTTATATCTAATTCATTTATTATATAACTTAAAGCATTTTTATCAGTTTTATAATCTGACCAAGTTAACTCACTTTCTGGAATATTTGCATTGAAAGGTTTATCTTTTACATACTGTTTGTCATAAGGTAAATGTAATCCTAAAATATCATATAATATTTCACCTTTATGTTCTCCTGAGCTTGGACTAAATTTCCATCCACCATCTTTAAACTTCGTTCTGTACTCAGCTAATTCTTTATCTCTATCTTTAGGTGGTTTATTTTCAAATTCTTCCAAACCTTTCTCAAAGAGATTATATCTTATCTCTTCAAACTCGAGTACCGCCCAATGTTTTCTCATTTCTTCATGAGTCTTTTCCATTTCTTCTCTATAAGCCTTATCATTCTTTTCCATATAGTCTAAGTCTGTATGAAATCCATTACTTTGTATTCTAGCTAATGTTCTTGTGAGCCTTGGGTAATCTTCCCTTAAAAGTCTAAGAGCTTTAGGTCTGTCTTGTTTCTCTAACTTTCTTAATACTTCACAGTAAATTCTTCGACAAACATCAACGTCTCCACTAGCGTAAGGGTGCATTAGCTCTACAGGGAACCAATCATAACTAAATTTACCTCCATCTACCTCATTAATAACATTCTTCTGTTCTCTAAATTTATTAATTAGGTTAATAGCTGTTTTTAGAGTGTACACTTTACCTTTATCAGATAAGTTCATATATTCTTCTGATTCTTCTAATACATTTTGGTTAATGTGTTCTTTGGTTACAACTTCTGGATTAAGCTTTAAGTTAGTATATTGCTCTTCTAAGTCTTTAGTAAAATCAATATTATCTTTTATCCACTTCTTATATTCATTTGCTTTAATATCATATTCTTTTTTAGCTATCTTCTTATTTTCTTTTTGTATCTCTTTCATTTCTTTATCTAGTTCTTTTAAGAGTTTTGTAACGAACCATATTTTAAAATTTTCTAATGGTTCATCATACCCACCCATATCAGTGGCTTCATAAGCTAAGTTCGTAAGTCTTAAAGAGTCTGAAGTTTCTTGAGATACAGATAAGTACCAACCTACCATTGTATCTTCATGATTTTCATATTCTTGTATATTTTCTGTGGACATGAGGAAGTTAATATCATATTTAATATTGTGTCCAACTTTTACATCTTCTTTATCAGCTAACCATTTCTTCATTAAACTTAACACTTCATCAATATCTTGTTGTCCATTAGCCCACTCAAAATCTGATTTATACAAAGGTATTGTTACTCCTTGTCCATTCTTCCAACTCAAAGATGCTACTAGAGCTTTACTTCCTTCTAAGTCTGGTCTTAATGAATTGGTTTCTAAATCCCATGCAGTTATATCTACACCATCATTCTCATCTTGTTTAACTTCTTTATTAAATATTTCTCTTACTCTTTCAATATTATCTACAAACTCATATTTAACTTCTTTAGGTTTAAAGACTTCTTCACCATTTTGTACATATCTTTCTAGTATATCCATATCAGCTAAGACTTGTCTTTCACTGTTTTTATTTACATTTGTATATTCAATACTATATGTTGGTAGTACCCAAGTAGAAACTTCCCCAATATTTACTTTTTTAGGAACCCCTCTAACAGAACCTAACTTAGCCACATTCAATAACATCTTAATACCTAACTTACCTGTAGGTACTATAATGTCTGGTTTAATTTCTTCTATTCTAGTTTTAAGTTCTTCCATGAAAGGTTTAGCTTCTGTTAGCTTTACATCTTCATATTTAATAACCTTACCATAGTTATTGTAAATAGGTTGAGGAATTTGATTATATACATAGTCAAATACATAGTCTTTACGTTGCCCTTCTCTTCTTAAACTGGTTGTTGATTCTATAACTTGTTTAAATGTTTTACCATTTTGTGTTTGCAAGTATTTCCAATGTCCGTTATTGTCGTAATGGTCTATTCTAATAAAGTCTAATAAAAATAAAACTTTCATTACTCCACCTCAATATCTACAGTATCATGGTCTGACCAAAGACCTAACTTAACCTTAGTTTCTACCTCTATATCAGATAAAGCATCCTCTATACCTTTATAAATATCATCTGAGAGTTCATCTTTATCAATAACACCTTTATTAAAAGCTTCTTCTATCGTGTCTTCAATAATAGTTTTAAAATCTCTTTCATTAATTTTAACCTCCTTATCAACTTCTAAATGTCTAAATAAATCATAATCCTCAAATAAATCTTTAATTGTAATTTTCATCTTAACCTCTCCTTTTATCGTTATGTATATAGTGTATCACAAATAAAAAAAGAAAGCAAGTATTAATTGCTTTCTGTGTTTATATCTTCTATTGCTTTTTCTAGTTGTGTTAATGGTTTAAATTCTATATATTTTCTCTCTGGTAATTCAAAATATTCTTTATTAAATCCATCATATGCTGTCTTACTTGGTCTAGTCTTAATCTCTAATTGAAATAGTTTATGATGTTTGATTTTCTTATGTCCTTCTGATATGAATTCTGCTATACTATCTTCTTCGGCTTCTAGTATCTCTTCTATATCTCTTATAAAATAACCTGTCTTATCAGATATTCTTCTAGCTAAGTCTTTTCTGTTAATCATGAGGTTATATTATTCTCCTTTTTGACTTTGGTAATAATTTTAGTTACATCTTCATAATCTTTATCTGTGTTTGTTATTATATAGAGATACATTTTCCATACGGATAATGGAAGTCTTAGTTTAGTTGTAAAATCATATTTGTAATCAGGTTTAACATCATACCCTTCCCCATCATAGAAGTAATACTCTTCTTGTTCTTCATTTACACTTGTTAACCTAGGGAATGATAAATGAATTTCATCTACACTCATCTTCAAACTATATAAACCTTTAATAATAAGGTAAGGATTAACATAAGGGAAAGTAATAGCTACATCAATAACTACTTTTACACCCATATAACTTAAAGATATATTATCTATTTGTTTATCTGTGAATTCTTCTTTCATTTGATAAACTACAGTAGAATTTTTATTATTAGATAATTGTTTAAATACATAGTAAGGAACAACTGTATCCGTATAGAATATAACCCCACTACTATGTGCACATATCTTTTCTATAAGTCTATCGTTATTATAATGTTCATTAAATAACATATACTTCTTATCTGTCTTAGCTTTGTATCTCTTAGATTTCTTTTCTAGCTCATTCATTTCTTTTTCTATTTCATCTTCATTAAGCCTAGTTACTTTTATGTACTCTTGGAATTCATCTTTTGTCTTTGCATGAATATTAAAGTACCTATCACTATTATATATAGTCAGTGTTTTATTTTTACCCAACTTTAATTCTCCTTTAATTTTATATTAAAAAAACACCACTACCCTGTTATATTTATTATAACATAAGTAGCGGTGTATTCAAAATATAATTAGCTTAAACTAATTCCTAAGTCTTTTACTAAAGCATCTAATTGTTGGATACCTTCAACACTGTTTTGTCTTCCTACTTGTTCACCTTTTTTATAAGCAATCAATGTAGGTGTAGAAGTTAGTTCATAGTAATCTTCAGCTAACTCTCTACCTTCTTCTAAATCATCAATATTGATATGTGCTACTGGAATATCTAATTCTAAAGCATCCATATAACTTGGAATACCAAATTCTAATACAGTACATTTACCACAATTATTTTGTGAAATGAATAAAATCAAATTATCTTGTGAATCTTTTTCTACTTCTACTTCTTTTAAACTTTTTAACTCTTCCATTATTAGTCTCCTTTATAAGAACTCATCTACGAGTTTACTTTGTCCTTCATCAATTTCAAAATCTTCATCTTGTATATCTGCTATATGTGTAGACTTTTCATAGTCAGCTTTACCACTAAAGAAGTCTACGTTTCTTAATCTATCTACATTTGTTTGATTCTCTACAATAGGGTTGAACGGTTCAGGATTAAAGTAATCATTCTTACCTAAGTTTTGCATTGCTCTATTGAAATTATATTGTACATAATTCAATACATCTTCTGTTAAACCTAAGTTATCATATAAACTTTGTGTATATAATTTCTCATTCTCATACAATAAATCTAACAGTTCATAAGTTAGTTTATCTACTTCTTTTTGTTCTTCTTCTGACATTAGTTCGTAATCATATTGAGCAGTTAATCCTACTGCTGAACCATGATATGATTCATCTTGAGTTATTTTATAAATGATAGCTCCTGATTGAGTCATTTTTCCTTGTCCTGCTAACAATAAAGGATAATAGAATCCTGAATAGAATAAAGCAGATTCTAAGAAGGAACTAGCAACCTTAGCCATATACAAGTCTTTTAATGTAGGGTTAGGTTTTAGTAATTGGTCATAATAATAACCAATATATTGAGCTTTAACTGTTAAGTGAGGTTCTTCTTCTACCCATTCATCTAAAAGATAGTTTGTATCTTTATTCTTTAAGAGTGTAGTAAATATATGAGAATAAGATTTACTATGGATTTCTTCCATACCACCCATGAAAGCAAATACAGCTTGATATTTAAGTCTAGGTTCATGGTATGAAACTAAGTTCATACCTTCCCCACCTTGTTTAGTATCTAAACCTGTAAGTCCTGCAAGTACCTTCTTATATGTTTCTTTTTCATCTTTCGTTAATGCTTCCCAAGAACTTAAGTCTCTTGATATATCAAATTCTTCAGGTAACCAAAATTGAGAGACACCCTGCTCCCAATATACGTCTGACATAGTATCGTCTTCAACGTTCCAATTTATTGCTTTTAGTTTTTTATTTTTATCTTCATAATGTTTTTTAACTTTATCTGTAATATCCATTATCTATTTCCTTTCTAAACTGAACATGTTTCACATTCAATAACAGAAAGTTTTCTTGAACGTGTATAGTATAATGATTTTAAACCTTTTTTCCAAGCATAATAATATAATGAAGCTAGTTTATTTGTTGGTATTTCTGACTCTACATAAAGTATTGTAGATACTGCTTGGTCTGTGTGTTTTTGAACAACAGCACTTGTATTTATAATTTTCTTGTTGTCTAATCTATATGCAGACTCAAAATCATAAAAGAATTGTGTCCTAGCATCTAAATAAGGCATTGGATAGTAAGTTTCCATATCTCCATACTGTCTATTTTCTATTGCACTAGGAACAGGCATAATAGAACTTGTAGCATTTTGTACATAGGAAATACTTTGAGTTGGTGCAATAGCTAAATGATAAGCATTGTACAATCCATTTTTCTTAACCTCTTTAGCTAGTATATCCCAATCATCTTGAGTAGGGATATATGTTTTTGATAATACTTCTTTAGCTTTGTCTGTTCTAGGTTCATGTGAGTTTTGAATATATTTAACAAATTCGTTACCATTAGCATATTCTGAGTGTTCAAAACCTGTAAATGTTTTACCTGTCTCTTTAGCTAATTCCATAGATGATTTAATAGCATGGAATCTAATTGCACTAAATAGACTGTTAATTAAGTCTAATGCTTGTCTAGAACCATAACTAATACCATTCTTAGCAAGCAATCCATGTAGATTTAAACTACCTAAACCTATAGCTCTTAGCTCATCATTTGCTTTTTGAACACTAGGTAAGAATGGTACATTCATAATATCTGTAACTTTAGATAATGAACGAATACCCATATTAACAGATTCTTTAATAAGTCCTTTTTCTACAACATTTACTAAGTTTAATGATGCTAGTGTGCATACAACATCTTTCCCTATCACATCTTGGTCTCTTAATAAGTAAGGGAAAATGTCTGATATTTCTTGTAGCTGAGAAATTTCTGTCCTGTATATTCAACAATGGTCGTTAATCATTGTCCGTCTTCTATTAAGACTGCTATATGTTTCCATATAGAGTAGACTATATCATTCTTCCTTATAGGAAGTCCACCGTTTCGATTTAACAAGGATTTACACGATTATTACTCGATACCTTGACCACTTGGCTCTAACCTTATCCCTTCACTTATGTGAATAGGTTACGGATAGTCGTTGGGCTTTTAATATAAATTGTAATCATTTCTTTTCAAATTTTCTAGGTGTTAATCTTTTATATTCAGGGTAGTTATCAGAATCTAATCTGTAACCAATTGTAGTATGTCCTATACCTAAAGTTCTAGATGCTTCAGATGTGCTATCATATTTTATACCATCTATCTCTATCGCCCTAGAGTTAGCTTTTTTTACAGAACTTAACATCTTTTCTGTTTTAGGTTTACCATACTGATGATTACCTCGACCACTCATTTGTTGCTTTCTCATTTCTCTAAGTTCTTCTTTTCGAGGGTTTGTTGTAAATATATCTCCTCCTACGGAAGATAGTTTTACATTATAGTAGTTATCATCATGAACTGCGTTAGTTTTTAAGATTAATTCTTCTTCAGCTTTTTCTAATTCTTCTGTCGTATAGTAATTTTTTATAATTTCTTTAGTAAACTTATCTTTACCATACTTTTTAATGTCTTCTTGTAAGTATCTACCTGAACCTAAATATTTTTCCCAATTATTTATCCTGTTATAAAGAAATTTTCCAATGTACTGTTTACCATTTACAGAACATATAGTAACATAAACAGCTCCGATAGGTTTATTTTCCATAATATCACTCTCCTATGAGTGATTACAATTTATATATTTAGCGACGGATTACCATATCATTTGACTTAGGCTTCCCCGTTTTAGATGGATTTTTCGATAACAATTGCTCGTTAAAGGTGCATTTATTTACACAAATTACTCATTCTTATTTTTCCCAGATTTTTCAATGGGTGGTTATCATTTGCATTATCTATATAGAACACATAAGGATAACCTGATTCTAATTGTGTTTTAGCAATGTCTGTCATTAAGTCCCTAGCTTTTATTTTTTTAGTTTCTACTTTAGGATTATTAACTAAATCTTCATACTCTGTTTTAAAATCAATCTCATCTAAATGTTTACCTGTAACCTGATGTAAGTTATATGTGTCAAATAAATGAATATCAGAGTCTTTTTCAACTAACTCCATAAACTTATTAGGAATTGTTACCCCTAAGGATAAAGTGTCTAATCTAACCTTCTCACTAGCATTAATCTTCTTAGAACTTAATACATCTTCTATATCTTGATGGAAAATGTTTAAATAAAGTGCTGCGGAGCCTTGACGTTTTCCTGCTTGGTCAAAGTGACTTACACCTTGTTCTATAGACTTAGCGAAAGGTATTACACCTTTACTAGCATTAGGTTGCCCTTGTACACGAGCTCCTTTAGGTCTTATTCTTGTAGCATCAACTGCCACACCACCTGAATGTTTGCTTGCTTGTTTAACACTATCCACAACAAAGTTCATAGACTCAATGTTATCATCAACTACAAATAGGTAACAAGAACTTAATTCTCCTCGTTTTTGAACACCACTATTAAGATATGTTGGTGTAGATAATTGAACCGTTTGTTCCATCATCTGTTCTAACATTTCTCTAGCTTTTACATAATTTCCTTTAAATAGATATAAAGCTACCCTAACATTATGTTGTTCATAATTTTCTATAAAATTAAATGATTTATCTTCTTTATACTCTATTAATGAATAGTTTTCATAGAACTTTTGTACTGCCATAAAACTTTGGAATTCAAAATTATAAGAGTATGCTAAGTTGTGCATTTCTTCTATAATTGTATTTGGTATATCTTTTAATATTTTATCATATAAACCATTATCTATCATATAATGAAATCTTTCAACTTCATTTTTAAATTCTTTAGTATTTTCTTTTACATATTCTTCATATGCTTCTTTAGCTTCTTTATCTTTATATAACTTATTTCTCCCAGTTTCATCTAACTGTGTAACTTCGTTATTAAGTTTTATCCATTCTCCATATGTTGCCAATTAGCTACACTCCTACTGTATTATATTTCTCTTCAAAATAACTCTTTATTTTATCAACTTCATTAAAATGCCCTGATTGCTCTATTTTAGCAATCAGAGGTATATTAAACATTTCAGATATTTTTTTACTTGCACCACAGAAGTATTCTCCCCACTGTTTGTTTCCTGTTCCTATAACTTCTCTAGGGGCTTTATTATTCTTAAGAAATCTTTCAACAGGTTTAGGGATACTACCTCTTTTATAAGTAGGTGTTACCAATATATAATCACCTTCTATGATTTCAGTACCTCTTTGTATTCTTAATACATTAAAGTTACCATTATTTATCTTATCTATCAATCTTTTTGTTTGTCCTGTACCACTGAAATAAACTAGAGTAGGTCTTTCTTCTAACACAAAACATCTTCTCCTTATAATTTATCCATAATATTTTCGATAGCTTTATCCTCATCCTTATTATCTTGTGTAGTTTCACTTTCTATCACTTTATAAGGTTCAGGCTTAAAATCGTCATAGTGATATTTAATATAGGAGGTCTTAAAACTGGTCAACGTATCAATGGTCATTATCATTACATCAAAATATTGTTTATCTTTTCTTATATTTTCAGTAATGAAGTCTGTCCTCATGATAGGCTCACCTGTATCTCTTACATCTTCATATACACTTTCGATATAAGGTAATGCTACAAATGTGTTAGCTCTATTCCTTGTGAATATCAGACAAGGAGCTTTACCTATTCTATTTGAGTCAGTGATTACTTGCTCCCACCAAGTATGTGGGTCTTTATTATTAAGCATTATATTTTCTATTGTCCAATTTTCTCTATGCTTACATTCTATTACTAATGGAAAGTTAGCTTGCGGAGGAGCAACTATATCTCCTACCGCATTATTATCAGCTAACCAATGAGAACCTCCTGATTGAGGAGTTCTAGAGAATTTGAACCCCCACCAATCACCAAGGACTTTAGCAATCTTTCTCTCGAAAGTATTACCTTTTTGTTTACTATTAACCATTATTTATCGTCTTTCTTGAATTGGACAACTTTCTCATCAGAGTTTTCTTCTTTTTCTGCTGCTTCTTGGTCTTCTTTGAATTTCTCTTGGATTTCTTTCTCTCTTTCATCAAGAGCTCTTTCAATATCTTCTGTATTTACATTAAGTTTATCTCGTAAAATAAAGAATACTGAGTCTAACATTGCTGTTAAGTTATTAATATCACTTTGAGTTTCTAGACGTACTAAGTACTGTGCAATTGTAGAAGCATCAGCTAAGTTTACTGTTCTCTTAGATAAACGTTCTAATTGTTTTACTTGTTTTTCAGAAGGTTCTTTACCTTCTACTTTACCAAATGTAATAAATTCTACCCACATTCTTAAATCTTGTTCACTAATTTGTTTTTCTTCAGCCATTATTCATTCTCCTCTACTTTTTGTTTATTTTCATAAATTTTATTTTGCATCTCTTCTACAGTATCTTCTGTAATAATTCCTGTGTCAATCATAGATTCAATCATGATGTTTAAATCTTCAACTAACCCATCTTCTGTATTAGTCATTTGTGTATCAATGTTACGAATTAAGTTAGTTACAACTAATGCTAATTCTTCTCGTGTAACATTAATATCTCTACCTTCTTTTAAAGCTTCTTCATAGTCTTGTTTATCTTTCATTGTCATACCATGAATAACTTTATCAATATAATTTAAAATACTTTCTTTCTCTTCCATCTACATTTCCTCCTTGTGTCGATATATTCATTATACCACAATATCTTGTATTTTACAAGCTTAATTTATAAGTTTTTGTTGAATTTCATAATTTGTTAATCCTTCTGGTGTTGCTTTAATCCTTTTGTCTTTAATTAATTGAAAAGCTTTCTCAGTACCTAAATCATTTGGGTCTTCTTCTCCATGAGGTACAACATACGTATTTGGAAACTTCTTAAATAATTCCCTTGCTACTTTTACATTATACTCATAAGCATCACTATCTAGCATTAAATAAATATCTGTCTCTGTTTTTACATATTTCTTAATCAATTTAATTTGATTATCAGATACTGCTTTACCAAATGTAGCTATACCATATTGATGGAATGTTAGTGCATCAAAAACACCCTCAGTTATAATTAACATTCTTTGGTCTTTAGCTTTATTAAAGTTAAACAAAACATCTTTCTTACCATACTGTTCGTCACTAGCAGGAGCATTTATTGTTTTCATCTTAGTTGGAACGATACTTCTTGTATTCCAATAAACGTACTCTCCTTGTGCATTATATGTGAAGAATATTAAACTATTATAGAAAGTAAAGGTTTGAATATTATCTGACTTATAACACTTAGACTCTACAGTATAAGCAATATTATGTTCTATTATTTGCTGTAGTGTAACTCCCCTGCTATTTAAATACCTTAAAAAAGGAATAGCTTCTTTATTATATAAGTTTTGAGATAAGAATTTGTAATTAAAAGGTAATTTAGGTGGTTTCTTTTTAACTTCATATTCTTCAGGTTCTACACCTCTTAGTAGAAGTATTAACTTTTCACTATCTGATAAACTATTATCAAACTTAATTGTTTTGTCTATACCAATTTCAATATTATTTTGTTCCAAAAGTTTTACTGCATTTCTACTATCAACATTATAATATCGTTTCATAAATGTAATAGGGTTTCCTGTTTCACCACAGTTAAAACAAATGTATTGACCATTCTTAGAATCTAAAGATTGTTTAACATAGAAACGTTTTTTAGTGTCTGAACAAAATGGACAATCATATCTTAACTCCCCTACTGTACTTTCTAAAGGTGCACCTAAAGTACCTTGTAAAAATTCTTCAAATCTCATATCATCAATCCTTTAACATATATTGAAGACTTTCAAGTCTATCCTTATAACCTATACCTTTTCCAATACTAACTATCTTTTTCATAATAACAGTCATGTTATATAACTGTCCTAGTTCATCATAAGCATTGTTTAAAGTTTCATCACTCTTACTTAATGCTCTATCAATTTGCGTTGTTAAATCATTATCGATTAATCTCTTTAATTGTTTATTATTTAAAGTCTCTTTATACTTATCTAGTACAATTAAATTAACTTTTTCAAAAATCATTCTAATCTTAGCAAAATTCGTTAGTACTTTTTCTATATCAAAATCTTCATCAATAAATGTAATACCAAATTCCTTTGCTCGTTCTTTAAGTTTAAGATTATCTTCTTTAACACTATCGAATGTAAAGTATTCAGTATAATCTTGTTCATCTACTAAATAAGTATCCGTTTCTTTATAGTGTTTAGGTAATGTAGAAGTTAATCTACATAATTGTATCTTATCACCTGTATTACTTATTTTCAAGTCATATGCTAAGCTTAACGGATACCATTCAATTAAGTTATCCAAATTAACCTTAACAATTCTATCCTCTGAGTTTTTATATCTACATTTTAAATAACTATTTTCCCTATCTTTAATTACTAATTTCACTAATTAGTCCTCCAATCTTGATATTCCATCTTCTTTTATTACTTTAATTGTATTATCAAACAAACTCTTAAGATTTTCATTATGTGTAATAACAAATATTGTACTTACAATATTCAATCTATCTTTAAGTAGTTTAATAACATTCTCACAACCTATTGCATCTAAACCATCAAATACTTCATCATACAGAGCAATATTCGTTGATATTTCTTCTTTGCTCATTATTAAGTCCTGTATTGCAAAGCTTATAGCAATATCAATTCGTTTTTGTTCTCCTGCTGAGTTAGACTTGTAAGAACTTCCACCTTTACTATTATTAACAATGACATCAAACTTATCTTTAAGTTCTCCTTTAGCATTTTCTACTTGTGTTTGGAATTCTATCTCTATTCCTGAACCTGTTAAAGTTTGTAAATATTCATTTGCTTTTTCATTTAAGAAAGGTGTAATGAAATCTAATACTACAGAACGAATACCTTTATTACTAAAAGCATTAACTGCTTGATTATATCTTTGTTTCTTACTTTCTAATTGTACTATATCTTCCTTATAGTTGTCAATAGTTTTTTCTAATTCTTTTATTTCTTTTTGATGTTCTTCTTGATTAGGCTCCTTAATATAGGAATAATCATTTGCTTGAGGTACTTGTAATTGATTCATTTCTCTTTCTAATTGAGAAATCTTATCATAGTATTGCTGTTGGTTTTGTAGCTTTTCCCTATTCTCTTTTTCGAGTTGTTCTTTTTGTTGTTCTTCTTGAACCTGTAATTGTCTCAGTTCATCTATCTTATCTTTAACAGTTACTATTTTTTCTGCATATTGATTTATTTGTTTTTGTAATTCTTCTTCTTGATTCTCTTGGTTAGATATTGTTTCATTCATCTTTTCTTGTTCTTTTATCTTATGAGAGTTATCTATAGGTGAACCACAAACAGGACAAGTATCACTTGTATCTAATTTCTCTAAGTTATCTTTAGTCATAACCGTATTGAAATGTATTGCTTTTTGTTGTTCTATTAAGTCATCTTGTTCAGGCTCAAGTGTTTCTTTAAGAGCTTTATTTAACTTATCTATACCTTCAGAACAAAGGTTGTATTGGTCTGTGAAGATATATTCTTCAGTGTGAACTTTTGGTATTTGTTCCTTTACTTTTTCTATAGCTTCACTGTATCTTTGTCTTTCTTGAGTTATAATATTTGTTTGTTCTTCAATATATTTTTGTTCTTCTTCTTGTTTCTTTTTAACTTCTTGATATTGTTCAAAGTCTTTTTGAAATTGCTGTTCAGTTAATTCTTTTTTATAACCTACTTTTTCAATTTCTTGTTCTAAGTTGTTTTGTTTTTCTTCTACTTCTTTATATTTCTCTTTAGCTACTTCTTGAGCTTCTTTATAAATATCTGTTTTAGTAATAGACTCTAAGATTTCTTTTTTACCTTTATCAGTGGCTTGAGAAAACATTGGAATGTCTCCTTGTCCATATATGATAGAGTTAAGATAAGTATTAAAATCTATACCAAATAATTCTTGTATTTGTTTATCTGTAACATCATTTGTAGAACCTGTAATATCTTTATCGTTTAGAAATAGTTTAACTTTGTTCTTATTCTCTTTATCTTTACGATACCTTTCAATACGATAATGGTCTTCTCCAATATCAAAGTAAAGTTTAACATATGTGTTTTTACCTATCTTATTGTTTACAACATCATCTGCTTTTAAACCTTTTTCCGTTTTACCATAAAGAGCATAAGTAATAGAAGATAGCATAGAAGAATTATGAACTATGAAATTATCAGCTATATATAAATGGTTATAAGATTTAACAGTAATATCATAACATGTTTCATTAGGTAATTCTTCTATTTTTTTAATTTTAGTCCAAATAAAATCCGAATGGCTAATTTCGTTATCTCCAGACCATGCTTGGTAAGTTTTTCTACTAAAAGCATGTTTTTTAAGTTGTGTTCTAGTCCTATAAGGTAAAACAAGACCAATCAATCTATCCTTATACTCAGGTGTTGTATTTAGCTTATTATTAAATATAGGTGGTATACAATCCCAATTATTTTGAGGGTTTCTAGTTGTGTCTTTTTTTTCAAATAATTTATTTAACTGGTCTAGTCTTTCCTTTTTCTCTCCTATAAGATGGAAAGAGTTAATAACACTATACCATTGGCTTGCTAATGTATCTAACTGATAATACTTATTGTGTTCGTATCCCTTAACTTTACGTCTTCTAAAGATAACAGGTATTCCTAACATTAGCCATAATTCTTTTAAGTTATTAGCTAATCCTAGAGAAGAAGTGGAAAAAGATATTGTTCTTCTAGGATTCTTATTATTTATACTCCCAAATGTTCCATCTGTATTATATAAGCCTGAAAGTAAGTGCTTAACTTGTTCTTTATTGAGGCTTGATAAAAAGTCTTGAGATATACATTTATCCCTAGAATGTACTAAAACACCTATATTTTTTAAAAAATTTCTCAACCTTAATCTTTTGTTTAGTCTTACTGTTTTAGCTTTACTTTTTTTATTCTCTGATTTACTCCATTCAACTTCAGGAAATTCAGTATTAATACCCTCCAGTACTACCTCAAATAATTCATCTTCCATATTTGTAAAGGAAATTTCCTCTTTTCTTAAACCACCATCACCAATCAAACACCCTATTGCAAACATGAATTTATTTGAGTAATGTAAACCATCACCTAATCTTGTTTTTCTCGTTTCAGCTACCCATTGACCTTCGTATAAATCACTTCCTTTAACACAACCTCTATCAGTTAGCATGGGATGTGTTGTAGCTATATCTATAGTACTGCCTAAATGTGTAGTTATTCTTAACATCTCTTTATTAGGTATTTCATGCCAATCAGTAACTTGCATAGGTGTTGTTTTATACTTTTTGTTTATTCCTAATACTTTTTTTCTTTTCTTTTTAACAAATTCTTCTATTGTTATATACTCATTAGTAGTGCCATCTATAACTCTTGTTTTACCACTTAAACATTTACTAGAACCATTAGAATGAAATGATTCGTTTGTTTTATTTTCACCTTCTATTAGAATTAAACCTCTATTATCTAATTCTAAGGTAGCTTCTTTAATTGCCATGAAGTTCTGCATTTCAACTTTTTTAAATTGAACCATTACTTAACCTCCTTAGTCACAATAAAGAAACAGTGGTGAGAACCATAATCAATTTTATAATAATCATCATGTTCTACAATTCTACTATAGTAATGTTTTTCAAAATTACTATCGTTAAAAATCTTTTTCATTTTAGATAAACCATCTTCTAAACCTTCAACATTACAAATGTTCTCTATTACTTTGTCTGAATCTTGAAATTGTAAAATAGGTTTACTTTTATCTAAATTTTTACTTACTACATTACTGATGTCTAGTGTATTAATTTTAGGTTTCATATCTCTAAACACTTTCCATAAATCTTCTTTTACCTTTTCCCAATCTTCTGCTAAATTTTCTTCATCTGACTTGTTTAGATATTCTTTATATTTTCTCATTATAGAACCTCCTTTAGGCACTCTATTAGCTCTTTTTCAGCTTCTGGTGTAAACTGTTTAGCATATGCTTCTGCAATTGTTAATGGGTCATCTGATACATCACTATCAATACGTTTTTCTACAGTATACTCCTTTTTAACTTGTACTTCAATATTTTTGTCTTTCATACTCTCATCCATTTCTAAAACCTTAGCATGGTTGGCAGTACCTATAAATCTGATAAAATTATTTTCATCTATGAGTTGGTCAAAGTTATCAGGAATATTGTCTCCTTGTATTGTAATGAATTTACGTGTATCTAAAGGTATAAATTCAGTAGTTAACTTGTCTGTGTCAATTAAATGTACACCATTAGCTTCTTGTTCATCAGAGAATGATTGCTGTAGTAAAGAGCCTCCGTACAAATGGTTTGGGTTCTTGAAATATTGTCTTCTATGATAGTGACCTAGTAGAATAAAATTATAGTTATCAGGTAATAGGTCTTGATAACCAAAAGCACCCTCTAGTCTGTGTGAACCCTTACCTGTAATAGAACCCTCCACACCTAAGTGTCCTACTAGAACATTTACTTTACCTTCTTGATAGCTATCCTTAATAAATTCTTTAATTTCTTCTGTTTCATCTCCATAGGCACACATCGTTAACTGTACTTTTGAACTTAAAGGTTCACTTCTTAAAGTTTTAGTTACCTCTACATTAGGTAACGTTTCAAATATATCTATACTTGAATCAGTATATAATGAGTTACTTACAGCATCATGATTTCCTCTAACCATATAAACCTTAATATCTTGATTATTAGCAAATGTTTCAAATACCTTATTGTACACTCTAGTATCTACCGAGTTACGTTTATGAAATAGGTCTCCACCAAAAATAACTTTAGCTTTCTCTTCTCTAGCAATATCAAACACTTTCTGTAATGATTCTATTTGCTCTTTAAATCTATCATTTACATAACCTTCATCAGGTTTTGCATAGTTTGTAAATAAATGAAAATGACTATCAGTAAAAAATATAAATTTCATTACTCATCCTCCAAATCTTCTTCAACAAGTTTGTGTATATGTTTTTCTAGTTCGTCAGATGAAGTATCTACATCATTTACATAAGTAGTTATTTTATTATTGTTATCTGTCAAAATAATTGTATTTGGTTTATATTCTAACTCAAACACTCTATCTTCTGGACTTGCTACTTCAATTGTCATCCCTTTAGTTTCTGTCTCACTTGTTAAAAATATTACATATCCTTCTGGTTTACTATTATTAAAAAATCTAAAGTTAATTATTGGGTCAAAATTTCTCATTATAATTCTCTCCTTTTTTTGTTTATAATATCATTATATAATAAAAAACTACCTAAGTCAATAGGTAGTTTAAATTATTTTTCTTTTAATTTTATTTCTATAGCTTCTAGTACTTCTTCTAGAGAATTACAAGGTATTGCAGGTTTTTTATCAGACATGACATTGTATCTATAACCTGAAGGATTTTCCTCTTTACCTTGTAGTTTAGCTGACTCATCTAAGTCAATTACTCCTATACTTGTTCCTTTTAAATAAAAAGCTTTAATACTTCCTTTATCTTCCCATGTTGCTTTGTGTCTTGTGAATATACGTCTTGCTTTTTTATAAACCTTTTTAAATTCATCCAATGGACATACCTCCGAATTTATTATTTAAAGTTTCTCTTTTATTTTCAGTCTTCTCAAATTTACTGTTATTCGGTTTGCTTTCTGAGTCATTAATTAAAGATTTATGTTCAATTAATTCATCTTCAGTCTCATCTCTAATTCTCATTTTCTCTGGTTCTACTTTCAGATGTACGAACGGGTCTCCTGTTCTTGTACCATTACGAACTTTATCTAGGTAAAGTCTCATAAATCCAGATTTAAATTCTTCACTTGTTTGATTAAGAACTAAAGCTACTTCTACAGTGTTAAGTATCTTCCTAGAACCTTCTACATGTTCACTTGTAATTACCTCCGCACTATATGCAGTTCTATTTGTTTGAGCTAGTGTCCAACATACAAAATCATATTTTTGTGCTAGACTTCGTATTTCTTCAAACATCTTACCACCTGACTCACTTATATCGTAGTATCTATCAAATTGGTTTCTCATAAGTTTAGGATAGTCAATAACAACTACATCTATATTTTTACCTTTTTTAATTGTTGTATCTATAATCAATTGTTCCAAATTACCAATTGAAAGTTCATTAGGTTGATATTTAGCAATATAGTAGTCACCAAACATATGCCCATCTCTTTTATAGATACTTTGAATACCTTCAAATAAGTCTTCGTTTAATTGCATCTCAGAATTCATTAAAGTTTTCTTATTTATACCAGCAAATTGTTGCTCTGCTCTTAGTACTAATCTGTTTTCTAATTCCTCTAAGGCTACATATAAAACATTAAGTCCTTGCTTAACATAATTTCTTGCTAAGTTAGAGGCGAAGAAAGATTTACCTTTACCTGTAGGTGCAATAAATACTCCAACTTCTCCTCTTGCAATACCACCTTCAATTTCTCTATCTAAAGCATGATAACCTGTAGAGAATTTGTTTTGGTTAATTGTATTTAAGAGTTCACGTTTTTTATCTACATCATTAAAGAAGTCAATAAAAGAACCATTTGTTCCTGCTATATCTTTAATATCTATTTGTTTCAACTCATCTATAAGTTCGTTCAAATTCTCCGAGTCTTCTTGTTTATTTTCAGATAAGAATTTAGCTAAAGCATTTTTAGATAGCTCTGTTTTAACATATCTTTCTATTTCTTTGTTTAGTCCTTTATCTTGAGTATCTACTTCAACATTATATAATCCATCTAAATATTGAATTGTTTGTGTTACTTCTTCAGGGTCTTTTTTACTTCTATCTAATAATTCTTCAATCTTAGCTGATAATGCTTGTTGAGATAAAGGTTCAGAATTAGTTACAGCATTTCTTTTAAGAACTGTAAATATTGTACTCATGTTATCATTATCTGTAAATAACTTACCAGGTAAGGTTGTAAGAACATCCTTCGCAAACCCTATGTCTTTAATAGATTTACTTAAAATAGAATCTTTAATCGTTTTACTCATCTTAGTATTCCCTCCTATATGTTTAACATACCATATTTTGTGAATGGAATCAAATGTTTTTTATTATATTTTTCTAGTATGTGTTTTATATCTCTCATATCTATATCTAACCCTGTATAGTAACCAAACATCCTTAAAGTATTATAGTCTATAATATCATTATAAGCATTTACAAAGTCTGCACCTAATCGTATATCTGCTTCAGTGTCAGTCAAACCTTCAATCTCTAAGACATTATTATTAAGAGGTCGTATTAATCCTATCCTTCTTAGATGTGCTACAGATAAAGCTCTGTTTTGTTCTGAAAGAATCAAATCAATTAAATACATTCTTTGTAGAGGGAACATAGATAATCTGTAAGTATTAGTAATTGTTTTAGGTGCATAACTATTTATAATTAGTAGTTTAACAAACCTATCTATCTTTTCTTTATCCTCTTGTTCAAATTGTTCGATTTCTTCTTTAAACGTTTGGTAGTAATTAAGCAAGTGTTGTTGTTTCTGCTCAATTAAACCCATTTGATAATCTTCTAAGTCCATAGCTACATTAAATACTGTATTAATATCATAAGTTAAATGATGATAGTCTTTAATTAATAATAGTTTTAATTGTTGTAATATTGTATCTTCATTATATTCCACTTCACTGTTCATTCGTTGCGTATAGTTAGTGAGTTGTCTATTATCGCTATTCATACGGTTTTTAATTGTATCCAGATATTTATAGTAGTTATCTATTTTTCTTTGTTCTGTAAACTCTACAGGTTGTGGTACAGGTATATCTTCTCTACCTTGTTCAAACATAAAACTATGCGTACTAAATACATTTATCATAAATTTAATTATATCTAATTCATAAGATAAATGATATAAGTATAAAAAATAACCATAAGTTGTGTTACCAAAGAAATCATCATTAAGAGTTTGTTGTCTTTCGTACTTAACAACTTGTTCTGCATAATAATTAGATTTAGCTTCTAAAGAAGAAATGTATTCTGGTGATTCATTATTCTTAATTGCTTTCTCTGTTTGTTCTTTAAACTTTCTTTTTCTAACCTTTAAGTGTATTGTACAAAGCTTATCATATATTTTTGAAAGTATATAAGTTTTAAAATGTTTCTCTGGGTCAGAGGATACTTCAAAGACTTCTTTAGTTGGAAACCTACTGTATCTCATTCTAAAGTTCATCTCTTGAATTATTTTTCTTTCCTCATCTTTAATCGAATCAAAGACAACTTGTTCTTTAGGTGTTCTCTTACTCTCTTTTCTATAAAATACCCTAGACCTCAAGTCTTTTGCATAATCACTATCAGATTCTATAATGTTTTCATTAGTATTGAGAAAATCTTGAAGGTCTACTTCTGTATTGATAATAATATCTAAACCTTGTTTCTTCTTTTCTACTTTAATCTTATTCTCATCTTCTAATTGTTTCAATCTACTATTTAATATAGTTATAGAAACATTTAGTTTCTCAGATAATAATTTCTTAGTTCTTATAGTAAATAATCTTTGTTTACTATTTTCTTTTAAATATTTAAGTACTTCTTGTTTATCCACATTAACCCACCACTTTCTATTTTATTTCCCTTACTTCAAAATTTTCATTATCATAAATACTTCTTCTCTCTAAATAATGTTTATAGAGGAATTTATTTGTCATATCTATAAAGTCATATATCTGTGTTGTATTATCTTCTTCCTTACGTCTTAAAGCACGACCTATTCTTTGTAATACTTGCCTTAATGATTTTCCTCCTGCTGCAATAATTAAAGTATTAATTCCAGAAATATCCACACCTTCATCTATAAGTGAAGTAGCAATAAGAACTTTAATTTTACCTGACTTCATATCAGATAAGTACTGTTTACGTTTATCTGTTTCTAAGTCACCGTAAATAAATTCATGTGGAATATCATAACTTTCTAGTAGTTCAGATATATTATTACCATGTTGTAAGAAATTAACGATAATTAAAATACCTTTATTATCATGGTAACACTTTTCTGTTATTTTTGCAACTAGAGTATTTCTAAATTCATTATTTACAATACCTTTTTCATACGCTACTTGATACTGATTTTCTTCCTCTAAGTCAGTTGGGTTAGCGATAGGTATTGAATTAATTGTCGGTCTAGCAGATATACCTCTTTCTATTAAATAATCATTAGATACTTTAATAAGAATTTCTCCACATAATGCTTTTAGTCTCTGTACTGTTAGAGGGTCACTGTGGTCAATAGAACCTGTTAGTCCTATTTTGTATAAAGCATTTTCACATTGTAATAAACTTGTATACCAAGTATCAGATTTAGCATGATGGAACTCATCACCAATGAAACATACAATACTCTGTAAGAAGTCTTTCATCTTGTAGTACTTATCATACTTCTTTTCATTTTTCTTTCTAAGAATTTCTTGATACTTAACATTATACGTATTTAACTTCATCATTAATTCTGAGTCTGATTTATGTTCTTGATATATTTTAGTTAGTTCTTCTTTAAATGCTTGGTCTGCTTTTGTTTTAACTTTCATTTGCTCTAGCATTAAGAATAACATTGTTCTCTTGTTAGGTGTTGTAGATAGTTTCGGTAATATCTGTAAGGCAACCTTCTTATAAATCATTTGTTTTTGAGTTAAAGTTACACCCTCACCTGGGTCTTTAAGGTTTGCATTAACTGTAGGTATCATTACCACGTTTACTTGTTTTACGTCAAATGAACCTGCACCTATTTTACCTATGGGAATATTTAGTCTTTCCTTCATTCTATCTGCTGTTTGATGAAATATCTCTTTACTATGTGTGAAGAAAGTAATTGTTTCTCCTTTTTCTAAGTAGGGTAGAAGTTCTTGTATAATACCACTAGCTATTTCTGTTTTTCCAGAATTATGATTTATTATAGTATTAGCAATAAAACTATGTGTCTCAGGCATACACACATCGTATGTCTCCTCTTTACCTTCATAAATAACACTTTCTACTTTATTAAAATATAAGTCTTCGTTAAATACGTTCTCTACTTTTCTTCTTAAAGTTAAATCCCCGTCTTCATCATTCCTTAAAATATCTTTAATAGTCTTAGGGTCTAAATTTAATTGGTCTTTTCCATGAAGTTCCTTATTAGACTTACTTGAACTCCTAACAAAGTCAGTTAAATACTTACGAGAATAGGGTATAGAGCCTTTAGGTTTTCTTTTTATTTCTTTATTCAATAAATATTGTTTTCTTTCATTTCTAAAATCTGTCTCAAAGTCCAAAATATCCAGAACCTTATTAACATCTCGCCCCACTATATTTAAATCTGCAAAATAAAGTTTAGAATATTTACCTTCATAATTATTATTTTTTCTAAACCTTATAGATGATTTTATACCTAGATTAGCTAACATTCTTTGTAAATCTTCAAGCAAAATCTTAGAAGAACTTTTAGTAGTTATTTTAAAATTTTCTTTGTGTATATGTGTTTCACACTCTAAAAAACCACTCAAGAAAGCTATATGAATATCTTTAGAGCCTAATCTAATACACTCAGGAACTCTTTTTTCTCTAGATTTTAAGTGTCCAATACCTAGTCTCTTATGAAAGTCTTCTTCTACTTTTTTAACAGAGTTGGCATAATACTTAAACCATGTATCTTCATCTATAAATCTAGGCTCTTTTCCTATATAACTAGAAAAATATTTTTTTATTTTCTCTCCTAATACATATTCATCATTAGCAAACATTAATTCCCCTTTTCTATTGTAAGAACCATCTGCTACAAGCAATCCTATACAGTAGGCTTCAAAATAATCTATAATCCTTTCGTCTTTTCCATAAACTTGTGTGTTTAATCTAGATACTAAATAATCCTCTGTAGTTAAATCTTCTATTTTTTTCCATATAAGCTCTCCATCATCTAATACTAATAAGGGGTGATTAGCTGTAGCTTTTATTTCTTTACCTTCCCAAGTCACAACCTTAAATACATCTTGAATACCATTAACAAAAAACTTACTTGTTTTTTCCTCTTCACCATATCTATTAATTAAAGGATATTTAACAGGATATTCTGCTTTTTCAGTTCCTAAAGGAATATCTTTTTCTATAAATATCTCTTCTATAGTTTTATACCCCTTATTTGTTAATATGGGTGTGTCTTTTGTCAAGCAATTAGTGGCTGCATTTAATATTCCGTTATATTTAGTTAGAGATTCTTCTACACCTTCTTGTTGATAATCCCTTAATGTAATTGTTCCCATTTTTTTATCTAATAACTTTATTTCTTTAGTTATATCTTCTGGTTCTAAGAAAGCTTCACTTCTTTCATCTACAACATCAAATTGGAATGTATATCTATTCTGTAAATCGTATAATAATTCTTTTACTTGTTCTAATAGACCACTAGGGAATCTATCTTTATCGAATTCATAGAAGTCTGTATATCCATCCCACTTCTTAAGTTTAAATGCTTTAACAAACTGATAACCCTGTGCTCTTACGCCTATATGTGTATGAATCCTTTTTCTAAAAACCTCCCTTAACGTTTCTTCATTACCACCAAACTCCACGTAAGTATAAATATTTTGCAAATATAATTTCATTTGTTCTCCTTTCAATATCCATACCCACCATGTATTTATTATACCATATAAGTTAAATTAAGTCAAAAAAAAAGATGCCCTTTATTAAAAGGCATCTGTCATATTGTAACCAATGATTCTTGTTACATATTGAGTTTTATCACTATTTATTGCACTATCTTTGAGTTGGAAAGTATCTCCTTTAAATTCTAAACTTACCCTGTATACATCTTGAGTGGGAACATCAGCTGTACCTTTAAACTCCCCTCCTAATATAGAACCTGTACATACAAAATAAGTTTCTCCGTCTCTATAGAATTTGTGTGCTATATTTTGAATAAGGTCTTTTCCTTTAGTTTCTTTAAAAGCTCTCATTTTAGTATATACTTCAACATAATCATAATTGTTAATTGTGTCATTCATTGTTTGATTCCTATCAATCGTTTTGAAATTCAAAGCACCTTTCCATAATACTCTTACACTTGGTGTTGTTTGTGGTGTAGTAAATTCATAATTACTGATTGCACCTGTAAATAATTGTCCTCCATTGGTTATAGCATAATATAGACCATAAGAACCACTAGGAGCATCGGAAATTACCATACCTCTACAACTATATTTTCCTGCCGGGTTTCCTTCAACCCCGCCTTGACAATAAAACGTGAAATTGGTTTTTCCCGTAGCTAATTTTTCTTTTACTGCTGTTTCCCAACTCTTATTATCTACGGTATAGCTAAATAATCCAAAATTTGAGTACTGTAATCCTTCGTTAGTTTCTGCTACATCACCTAATAAGAAAGTGGATACTTCTTTAGGGTCTGTTTTATTTGTATTCCAATTTATAGTATTTTGACTTTTTGGTTTATACCCTGTATATAATGTTTTATTTTCATTATTATAGTACTCATAATATTTATTATTATCACTATCTATAAATATCTTCACAATACCTTCTTGATTATTAATTTCTTCAGGTAATCCTGTACTCCCACTATTGACAAAGTAAGTTCCTGGATCATTATAGTTAGGTAAGTTTATTACTCTTTTAGTATGTCTATTATTTGATAACGTATTAAAATAAATCCAATCTGAACTATTGTCTTGTGTTAGGAATCTGTATACTACTTTCGCATCTATTGTATCTGTTCCTAGAGTAGTTATTTGTTGAATGACTTCACTTTCTCTTCGTGAAGGTTTTACTTCTATAATAACATCAGTTGTTATTAAAGACTTAGGTTTATCTGGTAAAGTAGCTAATGTTGAAGCTGTTACATAAAATGTACCTGCTTGTTGTAAATCAGATAAATATCTTATACTCCTACTTAAAGCTAATCCTGAATCTGTTGTCAATTTATATCTTTGTACTGTACTTAATTCACTTTTTATATCACTAACTTGCGTAAATATATTGTTTTTTTTAGTAAGTTCATTGCCTATTTTATTCAATTCTTCCGTATATTTAAGGAAGGTATCTGTAGAGGTTATACTATTGAAGTCTAATGCCACTATTACTTACCTCCTTGCTGTATTAATCTCTTAAGTTCTTCTAACTCAGATTTTAAGCTATCATATTCTTCTCTAGATACTGTGGCTTCATTTGATAATTTTTCTCTTTGTTTTCTTTCCTCTTCTTCTTTCTGCTCTTTAATTTTTTCATAGTCTGGATTTTTTCTAACCTCGTAAGGGTCTTGTAGTAACACAAATCTATCACTAAAGTCGTCTACCGTAAAAAAGTCATCAGGAAGAAGTTCTTTTGCATTTTCAAAATAATAACTATTTACATTTTCTGTATATCCTCCATATGTTGTATACCCAGTTATGATGTTTGAGTCATCTCTTACATTTAAAACTATATTATTTAAATTTTTATAATCTACACTCACGTTCATTAATATCCTCCTTAAATTGTGTTTATACCTGTTATTCGATA